GTGCAGGGACTTGTGTTACCCCTTCCTGATTTACACAGTGTAGCACCAATATGTTTGTTGGTTGATGCGGTTACCAGTCCCGCGAAAGACCAAAAACAGCCGGGTGTGTTACTAACTCCTGACGAGAGGATAGTATCACCATTTCACAGATTTCATGCAGGTCGCACAACCCGATCCCGTACGCTTCCATCAACCAATCACGAAAATCGTCATCGCTGACGGTGATGGGCTCTTCGGTGATAGATTTCGCAATGGACTCGAGGCTGACTCCAGACATGCGGGCATGCCAAGTTAGGTCGTCTAACCGCACCTTGGTGCGGTCCTCAAGTTCGAATCGCCGAAGAAAGAAAGAACACAAGAATGGAACGTGGCGGAATTCGTAAGCGTATGAGAGAGCTTTACCAGCCATGTACTGGCTGAGAGATACAGCGTCACAATGAATTCCGCGTGCGTTGAACCGGGCTATAGCCTTACCAATGAGTGGGACCATGCAAGGCGTTTCCAAGTTAGCAAAGATGCGTTTGGACAAAAAGGTAGCGTGGCAATTTAACGCGGGCGAAGCGGCTTTAAGTACCATCCTGAAAAGTGCAACGTCCTGCACCCAGCGTGCGAGGTCGATAGGATGGTTTAGACGTGCGAGTAGGTCATCGCCTAAGATGACGGCTAATCCACGTAGGTTCTGCCTGCGGCAACATACAGCAAACATGACGGCATTGTACCACGAATTACGCGGGGTGGTACTGGTCGTCCCTGTGGGCAATTGGTTGTGTATGATTGCTTTAAGACCAAAAGCTCGAGATTGCACCTTGAATCTCTCTAAGCTTTTGAGTAGGTGCCTGAACCATTCCGGCATCCGCACTTTTGCCAAAGCGCGGTCGTACAGCAAGTGAACTCGGCAACGTTGTTCACGGTCGTTGGCGGAATAGTCTCCTTCTGCGGTGTGTAGCAAAGAAGCATCAGATGTCAGGTGTGAGGCCAGTTGGGTGTCGGTTCGCTTGTAAGCGGTGATGAAGTTCACATCACCAAGAGCGTGCGAGCTCAAAAGCAGGTCAATCCGCTCCATGGCCACCATGGAAGCAGGACCAGTGATAGTGTTGAACACGTCATTGCCCGCATAAATGACACGTGGGGCAAAGGTCGGGTCGTTACGTTTCAACAGGATCTCTTGCTTGACGCTAAGATCTTTCGTGCCTATGTAGGCAGAATCGGCGTAGGGAATCGTGTGGTAGGCGTCGTCCATGCGTTTCTGTTTGTGGTGGTCGAACTTGGCGCACCACCTCTCACGGTCGATATCGTTCTCATCCCACTCTACGTCGAAAATGTCAGGCAGTGCGTCTATGAGCGCGCATGCCTCTTCGAAGACAGTATCCTCAATGTCATCGGTAGCCAGAAAATTACATCGCTTGTTAAAAGCGGCCATGAAGGACTCGTAATCATTGCCTGTGGCAATGGGGACCTGATCACGAAGTAAAGGTCCGCACTGGTTAATTGGGTCAGCCATAGGTTTCGTGATACCAGGTGCGTACTCGTTGAATTCATGGAGCACTTGTATGGCGTATTGGCGATGCGCTGAGACTTTGAGGTGTCCGAAAAGTTCGTCGACGGACCGGTCTAACTCTGGGTTGTCGTTAGAAACGGCGACGGTGCGGCTTGGTGCAATGGGCGGGGCACAAGCCCCCGCCGCCCTCCTCAACGCGTTAGTGTAAAAGTAAGGGCGACGGGGCATCATTTGTTGCGTGGTTGGTTGGTTGGTTGGTTGGTTGTTGTTGTGAACG